CTAAATTCCATTATTTTGTTATTGATTGTGTTTTAATTCTTTTCTTTAATTGATTAGCAAAGTTATTCGCTATGTCATCAGCTACAGCCGAGTGATATTCATTTATATATCTTTTAAATCTAGCCTCAAATGGTTTAGTAAAGAATAAACTTCTTTTAATACCTCTTTGATGTACCGCCTTAGCAACCGCCCACTTATTTAATCCTCTTTTCTGTGCCCAAGCAGCTAAAGCTGAATTGTTTTTTACTTTTATAGACTTCTTACCTTTTTTAAAGCTGTATTTACCGTTAGCTACATACCCTTTTTTTTGTGAATTAGTACCTCTTACACCTTGATCAACATACTCAGCATATGAAGGCATTACAAAAGATAATGTAGGTAATTGAGAACCTCCTGTAAAACGTCCTTTAATATCTCTATTTAGCTTATGGTTAATAACACCTTTTAGCTTTCTATATAGACCGTCTTTAGAGCTTTTTTGTTTAGCTAATATAGAACGACCCTGTTGAATAACATATTTACTATATTGTTCTAATACTTTTCTAGCTTTAGGATATGTAGAGCTAAATTTTAACATATTGAAGCCTGATTCTTAATTGTAACTGTCATATCTACAGTAACACCTGCAACTTTGTCAGTAAATCTGTCACCAAAGAATTCTACAGTAGCATCTTCTTCTAATTGAAAGCCTTGTTGATATAAATCACCTCTTTTTAATACTTGTACTAGTCTAGTAGCAGCTGAAAGCATATTATTTTGAGCATATAGCTCTGAATCATTAAAAGAGTCTTCTTGCTCTTTAACATCATCAACCTGCTGTATAAATATAACGCTGAGGTTTATATCGCTTGTAGCGTCAGAGATAGTTCCTGTGCTTATTCCTACGTGTGCTAATGGATATCTATTAGACTTTAATAATTCTATCTCATCTACGTCACCGTATGTAACTGAGTTTAATAAGACATTATTGTCTAATTCATTTTTAATAGCGTCTGTTAATGCGAATAATGATTTCATTTATTTCTTTTTAAATTTTCTATTTTCTAATTGAGCTTTTTCAGCTTCATACTCTAACCACGTTAATGCAGTTAGTAAATTACTTTTTGTTACTTGTTCGAAATTTCCGAGATAACCTTTGCTAAGAATATGGATTGAATTGTACCAACCGTATTTTTCAGCGAATTGCCCTCCTGCTGAGTAATCTCCTGAACCTCCTTGCTCATCTCCGTCTGCGAATAGAGTTGGAAATCCCTTAGTAATTCTTTCACGATACTGTAAAAAAAAACCGTACCCTGAGAGATGATACCTATAGGAGCTTTTAGCATTAGCCTTTGACTTTCTACTGAAGCTTTATAGTTCTCTATATCGTATAGATTACCATATTCTTTAGTTACAGGCCTATACATTACAGAAGCTGCTTTATTTAAGTCCTTAGGCTCTTTTAAATAAGTCTCTAAATCTATATACTCTCCTAAGCTGAGATCTTCTAAATTAGGTATAAAACCATATTTAACACCCTCTAGCTCAAAACGATCTACAAATTTAGGCTCTTGTCTTAAAACTGCAAATATCTCTAAAGAAATATCAATAGCTTCTTGAGAATCTATATTTAATACATCTTTCATAGGTATATCACAAAATATACTTATAGTCTTATGTACTAAGAACTCCTCATCAGCATCCTCCTTGTTAACCTCAATGAACTTCAAATAGTCTCCGACTGTTATATCATTAATATTTGTTGGGATTTGTAACTTCATTTATTTCTTTATTTAAAAACAGACTGTAAGAAGTATAGTAACACAAAAAGCACCCCTAAGAGTGCTAATTGCAAACAAAACAAAACAAATGTGGTTATAACACCTCTAAAGCTTGTAGAACATATCCAATAAAGGAAACAGCATTTAATAATACTAGGTTATATTGCTTTGCTCTATATACTTGGGGTGTTAACATTCCTAATCCGATAGCCATTAGTATAAATCCTGCTTTATATGCTAATAGGTAGGGAGCTACTAGTAATATCCCTGTAGCCATTAAGGCTAATCTATCGCTGAAATGTAATTTTGTTAATTTCTTATATTTAGTTCTCATTTACTTCTCTTATTATAATAGTGGAGGTATATCTCACCTATTTTGTTAGTCATCTCTGAATTTTGTCTATATTGTTCTTTACCTTTATGTTCTGCGTTACCTATACGTATAACTAATCTACATTTTCTAACTGTAATAGATTTATTACGTCTGTTCTTAGTCTTATAGGTTTCATTAGACGCTTCAGGGTACACTAATAATGAATTAGTCCTCAACGCCCAAGACATAGCTTTTTGAACTTCCTTAGTCATTATCTATTTCTTTTGTAAGGAGTTTCTCTTTTATCAGCTATAAGCTTACCATTCTTGTAATGCTCTACAATTAAACCTGTATCTAGCTTAACAGTCTTATAAGGTACTAAGCTGAGGTTTTCTAATGTTTGTTTTATAAATCTTGTTATCATTGTTTTATTATTTTGTTTATACAAATATACGAATTATTTATTTAACTACCAAACTTTTTTATAAATTATTTAAATAATCGTTAATATAGTCTTCAACCTCATCTAATAACTTATAGTTAGAATATAAGTCTATCATAGCGTCAGTCTCATAATCTAGTATAGATATAACGTTTATTTCGTGAGTCTCAGGAGGATTATTATAGTCTCCTAAATATCCTAATTCATACTCAAATGTTACTGAGTATTCAAATCCGTAGTCTATTGAATCTAATATCATTATATTAATTTTTTATTTTGAACCTCCTCCTCAGCTACATTTAAAAGCTTTTGAGCGTCTTTATATACGTCTAGCTCTCTTCCTTCTCTACTAATGTTTCTAGATAAGTTATCTACTAACCTACGCATTAATACTCTGTTTGCTGTCATTCTCATATGTTTTGTATTATATATGTTATACTAAATAAAGTTAACCACCCTACGAACGCAAGGAAGATTGTAATGAATCTATTAATGATTTTTTCTCGCATAATTCTTGTTCTGTCATTGTTAATATAAAGTTGAGGTCTAATACCTGCTTTTCTAATTGTTTATTTCTAATCTCTAATGCTTTTATTCTAGCGTCTGTATATTCCATATTATAAGTCTTTTATCATTTGTAATACATCCTCAGGAATGTCTCCGTTTAAGTCTATGTCTCTAACCTCATCCCAATCTAGGACAGGCTCTAAGCTATACTGTGATATAATCTCTTCACACGTCTTATCTACTGCAGGAGAATCTGTGTTTACTAAATACCTATCTCCGTTTACTATTAATACTTCTAATGCCATTGTTTTATTTTTCTAGTGAAATTTCTATTGCTTCTTGTACTGATATGTCAAGCGTTGTATAAATAACGTAAGCAAACTCCATTTCTGTTTTAGTTAATTTAGTTTCTACTATGTTTAGCACTTCTGCTATAAATTCTGAATAGTTTAAAATAGTTTTCATTTTGTTTTGTTTTAATTACACTACAAATATAAGACAGATTTATATATCTACCAAACTTTTTTTAAAAAAACTTACGAAAACTTTACGAAAACTTTTGTTTCCTTCTTAACCTATATAGTATTTACCACTATTAGGATTAGCTAATTGATAAGATACAGCGTATCTAAGTGCATCTAATTGATGATCAAAGCCATTTTGAAGAGGTGTTTCTGACTTAGTATCTGACCATTGATAGTTATTAAGCTCTTTAATTATATTAGTAGATGAGGGGTCTATAACTAAATGATAGTCTTGTAGTAAAGCTATGCCATAATTAACTGAGCCTTGTCCTTTAATAGTAGGCTTTATATTGCAGTATCTTTTAAGCTCTGATAATAGTCGAGGTTCTGCTGAATCCCCTATAATTAAATTACGTTTAGCTGATTGACTAAATATAACACCTAACTGAGAAGTATTTAAACTAGGCTTGTTGAGGTATTCTTTTACATATATACGTTTATTAGCTTTATCTATACTAGTGCTTAATAAAGTAGAAGGGTCTGTACTAAATCCAAAGTCAGCTCCAAATACATCTATTCCCTGAGATACATATTCACCTATTGACCAATCAGTAAATATAACACCCTCAGCTTTCTCTCTCCAACCTCCTAGTATAGTATGATCATACTCTCTAGGTCTTCTTTCTTTCATAACATCCATAGACTGCAAGAATGATTCTCCTAAGTTCTCTATATTATCTAGATAAGTAGTATGTATATAAGTAGTATTGTCTTTAGTAGTATTAGAACCACCGTTTACACCTGCTTCCTGAAAGAATCTTTTATATATCCAATGCTCCTTAGTAGCAGGGTTTAAAACCATAATAACTCTGTTTTGAGTTTCTTTAGACCTAATAGAGTAATCTATCTTAGTGAATAA